CACCGGACAGCGAGCCGCACCCCGTCTGGCTGGCAAAGAAGAAAGAGCAGCAGTTGGCGGCGAACCTGTGGAACGTCTACAGTCACCCCACAGATCTGGCGCTGTCCATAGCGCTGATGCAGCGCAGTCAGCTGGATATGATGAACGCACAATAAAACAGAACCCCGGAGGTGCTGCCCTCCGGGGTTTTCTTATTTTTTCGCCTGTGCTGCCGCGCTGGCTGCTGCGCTGCGCCCGAAGCCGGGCACACTTTCGCGCAGCTGATACTGGTGCAGCCCTGTCTGCTGCAGAAAGTCCTTCATCTTTGCACGAGAGGCTGCCAGCTTGTCTGCCGCGGCTTTTTCGGCATCCTTCTGGCCACTTTCCTTAGCAACAAGAAACGCCCGCTTGTCAGCTCGGATCTGGCGTTCCTGTGCACGTTGCATCTGGGTGGCCTTGTACCGCCCGATCTCCTTCCCGTTGTAGGAAACAGTGGCGCTGTTGATCCGCTCCAGACGCTCCGGGGAATAGCTGCGTGTGCTGGCGCCTTCCCAGTACATACTCCAGTTGTGGGCGCAGTTGGCACCCATAAAGCCGCGCACATCCCCGTAACCGATATCTGACAGGGACAGATACCCGTGCTGCCCGCTGCGGCTGACCAGCTGCCCCTGCCACCAGCTGTGGTTGGTCAGGTTCTGCCCGCCATCACCGGTACGGGCGCCCACATGGGCATCCAGCTCCATCAGATCGCACTCCAGTGTGTCCGCATTGTAACGGGTGATCTCCCCGGCGGTCTGGTTTACTCCGGTGCGTGTAGCCCGTAAGACCACAACGTCCAGCGTGTCCACATGACCGCTTGGGTAGGTGATCGCGCCCAGACCCTTGGTTGCCAGCTCATTCAGCGCCCGCCGGGCGGCAGCGTCAGAGCTGAAGGCTCCACTGATCGCATCCGCGTGCGCCATATCCAGATAATAGGCCAGCTGCCGCTGGGAGGTCTCTGTCATGTTCAGGTTACCCATAAGCGCGCGGGTCTGGGTCAGGTTGTACAGGGTGTTCAGCATGCGGTAGCTGTTCTTCGTGACCATGCCGCTCTGGACGATCTGCTGCGCCTCCTCGTTCTCTCCCAGTGCAGGGAGTATCCGGCCTGCCTTGGCAGCATCGTTCACGTCTATCCCGTAAGCCTGCTTCATGGCCTGTGCGAAAATAGCAGCTTCCTTCGGGCTGATCTGATGCACGATCAGGTTCATTTGCTGGATCAGATAGGCCTTGCTGGCGCCCAGCGCCTGCGCCCGGTAGCTCTGCCACTCGGCTGTGGCGGTGACGCCGCCCGCCTTCACGATCCGGCGCACCATGTCCCGCAGGATCCGCTCGTTCAGCTCGTCCCACGGGGCTGCCAGCAGCCCGGCATACGCGTTGACCTGCTCCGGCGTCAGCATGGGGTCACCCGATGCTTGTCGCCTTCCAGTGTCACCTCAAAGCCCAGCAGACGGATCATGCGCTGCGCCTCGTAGTATTTCTCCCACAGCGCCGGACTGCGCAGGATCCGGGCATTCGCCATCAGCCAGTCCATACGCTCTGCTGCCCGGCGCAGCTGCGCTGCCTTTGCGCTCTTAGCCGTCGCCATTGTCGATTACCCCCTGCAAAATATCTGTTGCGGCGCTTTCGGTCTGGATCTCCCGGATCGCCTGCGCCGCGGTCTCCTCGTCCTCGCCAAAGAAGTGCTGCCGATACTCAGCCTTACCGCGCAGCCCCATAGACACATCCTGCCGCCACTGATCCATCTCTGTGATGCGGTCAAGAATAATGCTGTCATCCCAGTGGAATGCAATGCTCAACTTCCCGCGTCCGGGCGCGCCCTTAATGTGATCGCCCCAGTAGTCAAGGGCATCAATCAGACCGCGCAGCGCGTCCTCCAGTGCTGCCTGCAGGTCGGAAACGGTTGCATACAGCTTCTGGCGGCTGCTCACGATCTCGGTGGCGGTCTTTTCCACGTCTGCCACCTGCGAGATCACGCCAAAGCTCAGTCCGGCGTGGCTCTCCACGTTGCGCAGATACTGGTTCAGACCGGTCAGGTAGCTGGTGTCACGCAGCGCGGGGGCAAACACCTGATAGAAGGGCGCGTTCTGGGTGATACCGGTGTTCACGTTCATGCCATGGAAAAGGCGCTCCCGGTGGTGCGGCGCCGTCCCGGAGATCCCCTCCGGGGGCACACCGTACAGCTTCAGCGCCTGCGCGCGTGAAAGATCCTCGCCAGCACTGCCGGGCTTCAGGTAGGTGTCCGGCACGTCAATCGCCATTTCGGCGGCTTCGTACTCCCAGTCAAGCCGGGTGTACTGCTCCTCGGCGTCAATGATTTGGACGCGGGCGGGTTCGAACATGGCCGCGCCCAACTCGCTGCCGGGATCCACGCTGTTCACGATGGGGGTGACAAAGTAGCCCACCGGTAGCTTCTCCAGCCCGGACAGGTACGCCACCGGCTGGATCTCGTCCCACTCCGGGCGTATGCTCAGCTCGTCCGGGCTGCCCAGACTGTCCTGCGTAGAGCTGCGGAACGCCATGTTCACTACTTTGACGCAGGGGAACTGCGCCGGGGCTTCAAGATCGTTATCCTCCAGTTGTGCCAGCTCTTCGTCCCGCAGATCCCGGCGGCTTTCCAGCACATGGAGCCATTCCAGCCGGTGGTAATAGTCCCCGTTGTCCTGTATGGTGTCGATAAAAACACCCTCGGTCAGACTGCCCTCGATGTCGTGGGAGACGGGGAAGTAGCAGGCGGCGTTGCTG